CCCCAAAACCCCAAAACCCCAAATTTTGAAAATTTTGAATTTAATTTATAATTAATAAATTTAAAAAATCAGAATTTCATCAAAAATGTCTTCTAATCCTAAAGATTTTACCTAGCTATTTCAGTAAGTTAATATTTCAACATTCAATATAAAAAATATTTCTGAATCTTATCACCTCAAATATATCATTAATCAAAATTCGGAAAATTTATGTTATATTGTACAAAATTGTCTCCTAACAATTGCTTTGCTATCTTTCCTATTGATACATCTTCCGAGTTGTGTATTAAAGATTTGGGTATAGTCACCCCAGACTTTAGTAAATCAGAGGTAAACCCGACACAACTCCCATCAAATCTTGGATTATTGAACTGTATTATGTTCACATCTTCAACTGAGTTTATGTCTTCCATCTGCTGAAAATTCATATAACCTTTGCCTGAATCTGGACTGTTGAATTGCCACTCCTCATCATCAACAAAAGGTGTATTCTCATACTTTGGGTGCAAGGGAGCAAATGAATTGTCCCATAATCTACGGTCTGAAAAATTGACAATATACTTAGGTGTGTCTTGTTTTACTTCTTCATGTAGATGGTCTAACACCTGTAAGGTTTGAGAGGGCCACAGACTATCACACTCTCCCCATAATATAATATCGGCTTTATCACTCCATTCCCAAGTAAACTCTCTTCTAAATGCTGCTATGTTATAGAAATCGTCTTTGTCAGTTTTGTATTGATATATATGGTTTGCTGGATAAAACCCGATGACTCCAACCTTGTTTTCAAAAACATCTTGTAACTGTCTGTCTGCTTTAAAGGTAAACATTAAATTATTATACCTGTTCTCAAAATATTTCCAGTCAATTTTTTCAAGATATTGTTGGGTAGAAAAGCAAAACACAAAAGTAACATTTTCCTTGTTTTCTACTCCATCAAGCATTTTTACACAAGACTGTACATGCTCTTCTACCATTTCAAGTTCATAAAACTGAACTAATGTTCCTATAACATACTTGTTTTTTAATTTCATAAGTTTATGTTCTTCCATTTTCTCTGCATTATAGGTAGATTGTTATCAACTGCAAACTGTTTTAGTTCTGACAGTTCATCATACCTACCATTATTTATGGTAGCAAGTCCACTGGAACACACATTAAACCTAGTTGAATTACCAAGGTATTTCATAAAATGCTTTAATACACTTTCCCAACTTATATGACAGGCTACTTTCAAATTTATATGTTTAGTGTGTTGTTTCTTTAGGCTCATTGACCCATCACCATCTATGTATCCTATAACCAAAGATTTCGCTTGTGTCTCTGATAAATTCTCTAACATCTTTAAACTGGGAGGATTGTATGTTTTTGCTGTTTTTATGTCAAATCTTGCTCTTAGTTTATCTACCACAAATTTGTCTCTTATTGCTATCTTAACAGACTTTAGAATAGTCCCTATTTTAGACTCCTGTATCCGTGTTTGTTTAGTTCCTGTGTAATTTACAAAACTAGAAAAAGAGTCTAAATGAGTTGAGTCTTTGTATGATAGTTCTAATGACAATTCTCCATTAACAGACAACCAACCGTCTGCTAATAAGAACCCTACCCAATAACAAGACTCTAAACTACCATCTAATAACTTTTCTAAGTTGTGTTTTTTATGAATCCTGTGTCTTTTAATCCATCCACAACTTGAACAAGGACTTCCTTTGTCTATTGCAGTTATACAGTTCCACTTGCTTGAGTAAGTTAATAATCCCAAACACCTTGGATTATTTTCTGGGTTAGGACAAAGTCTCTGGGTCTCTAATAACTTCACTGTTTCCATTTTCAAGATTCCTTATTGTTTTTAAGAGCAATTTGCTGGAAAAGTCGTTTACCTTTAAAGAGTTTTTCTTACAATACTCTACAAGTGCTTTGTGAGTCTCGTTAGACACTCTTATGGTTTTTAACCCTTCCATTTTCGATTCTTCTTTCATATACAATAAGTATTTAAAACTTTGCAAATAAAGTTACCTATTTTGCAATTTAACATACGGATAACATTTAATGTTACTCTCCATTGCGATATATTACTGAAAATGTTTTAAAATGTGCGTGTCTTGGTGGAACATCGCCTATGAACCTGTCTTTTAGCACCCTGTTAAATGTTGTCCTCTCTCCGAGTCTGTCTGTGTCTGTGAAGACCATTAAGAGGTCATCCTCGAAAAGGTTTATGTTTTCGTGGAAGCCAATCCTACCATTACTCTCGCTCCCGATTGGGCCATCAATGAGAATCATCTGGTACTTGCCTCTCAGTGCCTTTAATTTCTCTTCTAAGACACTTTTATCGTACCAACCGTCTACCATAGGTGCATGGATGTAAGTGCTTGTGTACTTGCCTACAAATCGTCCATCGTGTTCGATGGAAATCATGGTGTAGTCGTTACTTAATACCTCAGTACCATAACCACTGCCAAGTTCAAGTATGGTTGAACCTTTTGGAAGATTCTCACTGATGAACCTGTGTACTTCCTTGTTGATGTGCCAGCCACCTAGTGTTAACTTTGTCATTGGTCTTGGTTTTTTGTCTTTACAGCAACTCATGCAAGTTCTTTTAAAGACTTAATCCGCTTATAGCCTACGTCATAACGTTGATTGTGTGGTGCGTCGAACAAGTAGCAGCAAATGCCAGCCCTGTTCAGTTCAACAAAGTTATCGAACCTATCGTCAACAAAGATGTCAATGTTAAGGCTCTTTATAATTTCAACTTTACTCTGTCCTAATCCTATGGTATGCACTGGTCGGTGGGGATACCCTTTACTGTCTAGCCATTGCTCCGTTATCTCTGTCTTCACTGGTCTGCTGGTAACGTAGCAGTGTGGTTCAAATGGAATGTCCTCTGGCTTTGTAACGGTGTCAAGTGACAAATAGAAACTGTCCAAAACTCCATCATCTTCCATCCTCTTGAACTTATCCAGTATGTTCCTGTCAAAGAACCATGAAGTGGGGTGTTCTACATTCCAATGCTTGCACCAAGCAGGTATCCATCCGGCCAGAACCTCGTCTATGTCCAACCCGATCTTCTTTGGGTTCAAGTAAGAGTGTGTCCTGTCGTCTCCTTCTGGGTATGTCTTGTAGTATTCTGTCAAGAACGCTGCATTGCACATTATGTGAGCAACGTGAAGCACTCCTGTTTCAGGGTCTAAATCTTCCCCTCTCTTGAATGCTTGTAGATGTCTTTCCAGAGATGCTATCGGTTTTGACCACGCCATCCCTCTCTCCCAATTTCTCTCAGCGTATTTTTCGCTGCCTTTTGTTAGTACCCTAGCATACTGTTCCTGTGCGTATGATGGTACTAAGTCGTGTCTGGTTTTACCAGTGTTGAACCTAAGTCCTTCGTCCTTTTTCATTTATTTTTCGATTGTGAATAATTCAAGTAAAGAGGCTATGGTAAAAAGCACCCCTGCTATTGTAAATCCTACGGGGGCTATCCCTTCTTGTGTTGTAGACAGTGCCACCCACATTTGCCCTATACATAGGTTCATACACCAAATCCCCCAGTTAGGATTATCATTCTTTCGTATCTTCATCGCTGCTGTTTATTACGTCCCAAAATTCCCTTGGTAGGCAGATGTTCTTAACACCTACTGCTTCCTTGAACATAGGTGCTATTTGCTCTACGGTGTAACCCGCTAGACCGCAGCCTACTTTGGTAGTCCAAAATGTTAAGTGAGTAAACCTTTTTGCGTCTGCTATGTACTGGTCTATGTAAGGCTGTATCTCTGACAATGGCATAGTTCTTATGCGCTCGTCCTTGGTAGGTATTCCGTATGAATTATTATCTAGCCCAGTAGCGATACCTTCTGTTGCTCCGCACTGGGCTGCGGCAAACTTTGCAGCACCTGCACCGTGTCTCCCTCTTAGGTTGCTTCCATACCCAAGCACATAATCCTTTCCGGGAAGACTTTTTATGTCATCTGGCGTTATTCTGTTAATCATTTATATATGGTAAATCTTTTTTTAGTAGTTTTATGTAGTTTGAAACTATAAACGGGGTAACTCCTATTTCTTCGGAAATTTCCTTAATCTTTTTATCTTTTGAATAAACTACTTTAAAGGCTTCAAATCTACGCTCAAATAACTCTCTTCTAAGGACAACATCAACATCAATTTTATCCCACTTCCTACTTAAAACAGGTAAACTCATATCAACTACAAATCTCTTTAGTTTTTTGACAAAAATCTGATTACCTAAATGAAGTTTAGCCTTTCCTTGTGATTCTCTAACAGTCCCAGTACCGCCTAAAACAAGAGCATTTATACCACTAAAAAAATCCATCCAAGATATGTGACATTGCACAACGATGCAACTATAAGCGTTTTTCTTAGGATTTTGAATAGTACCATCCCCGTCCACAAATCCTATAAAGTATGCCATAAGTTGTTCATTAGTAAAGTTTCTATAAAACTCTATGTTTGGAGGTGAGTACGTTTTCCTTGGCTTCAAGTCGAATTTAGATTGCACCCCACAAATGAAATCAAAAATCCCTCCTACATTGATTGAGTAGTTAGCATACTCTAGTTGAGGAGTAATTATACTACGGGTAAACCCTTTAGATACTTTATTCTTGTATTGAATATACTCCGAAAACTTCATCAGATGTTCTAAATCTTTTTCAGAACTGGCAATAGCGAATGTTCCATTATCTCTAAAGCAACCATCTGCTGCTAAAAACCCCATCCAATAAAAAGACAACAGATTATCCTCTAACAATATTTCTATCTTGTGATTTTTAATCAAGTATCTATTTTTCGTACTACACTCTCTACATAGAGACTTGTCTATGTTTGCAAGGTGCAGGTTTCTGTTGCTTTTGTAGTGTAACACTTTGTTACAGGTAGGACATTCCCTTGTAAAACTAATCTTCATCTCACCAAACGACATATATAGCCCTCATGGTCTTGAAGTACCCTTGGAGGAGTACCACCGCACCTGTGTCCTTTCTCGTGACCTATGCCCGTG